CTTGAGAAGCAGCACCAACAAAGCCCCAAGGACGTTCTGAAGCACCATTACCCGCAGTTCTGTCAGCCTGAGTTCTGGTTGGATAGACCGCGTACTGTGCCGGATATTCACGACCTTGATCTGCAACTGGTGGCCTCAAGAATGGGCGACTTTGCCGAGGGCTGGAGACTGTGCCAGAAGCTGGAGAAGGACGAGCCTGACAATCATCGAGCCGCGTACAACCGTGGCTGGTATCTGTTGAGGCAGGGCCAGATACAGAAGGGCTATCAACTGCTGGATCGTGGTCGCATTGTTAACGTCTTTGGTAACGCCAAGCCTAACGTCCCAACCGTTGCGTGGGATGGCAAGAGCAAGGGCATTGTGATGCTGCACCTTGAAGGTGGCCTGGGAGATCAGATACACCAAGTCAGATACGCCAAACTGATTGCTGATCGTGGCTGTAAAGTCATTGTGTCCTGCTCTGGCGCACTGGCGTCCTTGTTTGTGGACGTTGAGGGTGTCTCTGCTGTTATCCAGCACGAAGCGTCTTTCGGTATCTACCATGACTTCTACGTCCAAGGGATGAGTGCTGTTGTGCCTCTGGGCCTTGAACTGAGCGACCTGTCGGGAAAGCCGTACATCACGAAGCCTAAGACCATCAAAGCCCGCAGGAAGCGCATAGGGCTACGCTGGCAGGGTCAGTCAGCCTTTGAGCACGACCACAACAAGAAGTTTCCCTATGAGCTGCTGTTCGATGCGGTCAAAGATGCTGACGCTGAGTTCATCTCTCTGCAACGTGATGAGGGTGCTGATTCCTGTCCGTCTTGGGTGAAGCAGGTTCCTTTAGATTCATGGGAAGATACCCGTGCTGCTGCGGCATCGTGTGATCTGGTGATCTCCTCTTGTACTTCGGTGAGTCACTTGGCTGCTGCGATGGGTGTGGAGACTTGGGTTGTGACTCCGGTGATGCCTTACTTTCTATATGCCCTAGAGGGAGATACTTGTCCTTATTACGATACAATGCGCCTGATGCGTCAGGAAGTATTTGGTGACTGGACTGCCTCCTTTGAGAAGATCAAAGAGCGTCTTGGTGAGAAACAAGCCTTGAGGAGAGTCAAGTGAGTCAAAAGTATCCTGGCGGAATAATCAGTAAAACAGCCCCTGTCACTGTCGGCCCTGTCGATGGTGAGGGCGGCTCTGCGCCGGGTGTCTGGACTCTGACTCAGGCGTTGGAATTGAATAAGCAGAACCTGTGGCCGAAGCCTGTAATACCAAAGGAGTTGTGGAGCTGGGGGCGTAACAGTTCTGGTCGGTTGGGTCTTGGGGACACAGTCTATCGCTCTAGCCCCGTACAAGTCGGTGCGTTAACCACATGGTCTCAAATAGCTGGTGGTAGCGGCCAAGCCATTGCCACTAAAACTGACGGTACTTTATGGAGCTGGGGCTATAACGTCCAAGGCCAGCTTGGTCTTGGTGACGTTGTCCTCCGTTCCAGCCCAGTTCAAGTAGGCGCGTTAACAGCTTGGTCTCGAGTAGCTGCCGGTACTAACCACAGCGTTGCCACTAAAACTGACGGTACTTTATGGAGCTGGGGGGCTAACGGCAGCGGTCAACTTGGTCTTGGAGATACGGCTAACCGATCTAGCCCTGTACAGATAGGCGCGTTAACTACTTGGTATCAAGTAGCGGCTGCAGGTGGCCGCACCTTTGCCATTAAAACCGACGGCACACTGTGGAGTTGGGGTAACAACTATGCTGGTGCGCTTGGGCTTGGAGATGTTGTTTATCGTTCAAGCCCTGTACAAATAGGCTTGTTAACCACATGGTATGAAGTGGCTGCTGGAACTAACCACACTTTTGCCACTAAAACTGACGGCACCATGTGGATTTGGGGTTATAACACAAAAGGTGCGCTTGGCCTTAACGATACGGCCAATCGTTCCAGCCCAGTGCAAGTCGGCGCATTGACAACTTGGTATCAAGGAGTCAATGGTGGTGGTAGTAACTTCACTACTGCTACTAAAACGGACGGCACTCTCTGGAGCTGGGGGCGCAACAACTATGGGCAACTTGGTCTTGGAGATGCCGCAGATAGATCAAGTCCAGTACAAGTTGGGGCGTTAACAACGTGGTATCAAGTGGCCGCCGGATTACAGCACAATATTGCCACTAAAACTGACGGCACGTTATGGAGCTGGGGATATAACGTAGAAGGTGCGCTTGGTCTTGCAAATGTTATCAACCGATCAAGCCCTGTACAAGTTGGCTTATTGACTACGTGGGTAAGACTACCAAAAATGCCAATGAGTAGATCATCTTTTGTCCTTAAAACACCTTAATCAGGAGATACACAATGTTCTTTGTAAAAATAGAAAACGACGAAGTAACCCAGTGCTGGGACACTCAGCCTCCTAAAGGCGAGTCAGGCTGGAAGTCCGCTATTGAAGTACGCCCTGCTGTGACACCTAACCGTCAGCAGTACACAGGTCATAGTTTTGACATCACCAAAGACCCCGTAGAGATCGTCTGGGGTGTTCAAGACATCACTGCTGAAGATCGTAAAGGCGGACTGCGTTCACAGGCTGCTGCTGAGTTCCAGCAAGTAGTACAGCAAGAGATGCGTAAGGAAGTCGATGAGTTCCCCACTACTCAGTACAACCCTGCTACTGTTGACGCTGCCCGTGTAGCCTTTGAGACCAAGGTCACTGCAATCAATGCAGCCACTACGCACGAAGAGCTTGATGCGCTGTGAGACTGAACTACTCGTATGACATGACGCCATCCAAAGCCTACATCATCCGTGTTGTGGGTAACGCTGCCTCTGAAGAGAAAGCCAAGCGGTGTGCTGTGTCATGCGAGAGAGTGGACCAGCCCTACGAGTTCTGGGATGCCTATGATGGTTTAGCTGACGAGATCAAACCTCCTGCTCACCACAATGCGGTTATGGATTGTATCAAGGTCACAGACCACTACCTGACCCGTGGCGAAGTAGCGTGTGCGTTATCCCACATAAGCCTGTGGGCAAAGTGTGTTCTTGAAGACAAGCCGCTGGTGATTCTGGAGCATGACTCGCTGATGTTGCAGCCCTACACGCAACACGCTGTGTTCAACTCGATCTGCTATTTAGGCTCGCACGAACAGGTCAAACTTAACTGGCAGGTGTCCGCTACGCCACCTCACGCAACTGAGGGTGAGAACTACCACTTCCTGTGCCGTGCTCATGCGTATGCAATCGACCCTACGGTTGCCAAGAACCTGCTGTCCTACGTTATCAAGATGGGTATTTGTACATCCTTAGATATGCTGGTTCGTGCTGACCTGTTCCCTATTCACCAGATGGGTGTCTACGCCTATAATGTGTTCGAGAGCCGAGAAGAAACAACGATCAAAGGTCGAGCCTTAGAGGGCAGAGCCACTAAACGAAACGACGGGCTAACAATATGAAAATACTAATCATGGGCCTGCCGGGTAGTGGTAAGACGACACTAGCAAGAGTGCTGGCTGAGAAGCTGCGTTGCACCCATTTTAACGCCGACGACATTCGTGAGAACATCAACAAAGATTTGGGCTTTAGCCCAGAGGATAGAATCGAGCAGGCCCGCAGGATGGGCCACTTGTGCAACTTGTCTTCCCGTTGGGGGGAGGCAGTGATAGCTGATTTCGTCTGTCCTACTGATGAAACACGCGAGGCGTTTAACGCAGACTTTGTAGTGTGGATGGACACAATATCCTCCAGCCGGTACAAGGACACTAACTCACTTTTTGTGCGCCCCAAACACTATGATTACCGGGTGATTAACTTCAGCAAGTCCACCATCGAGCACGTTAAAGAGATACAGAGCAAGGCGTTCAAAACTCGACTTACTATTGTAGAGCTGCCCGTGGAGGTAATGACCCGATGAACATAGATGAGATAGCCCTACGCCAAATAATCAGAGAGGAAATGAAGTCAGTCCTCAAAGAGGTTGGCCTCCACGACGATGATGCTGGTAATGATGTACGCGATCTACGTTCTTTAATTACCGACTGGCGCGGCATCAAGAAAGTCGTCTGGCAGACGCTTGCCAGGGCAGGGACAATGTTCGTGCTTGGTCTGCTCATGCTTGGTGCCTGGAGTAAACTTAGCGGTGGAGATAGCCCTGAATGATTGATCCCGTCTCCGCCTTAGCCATAGCCACAAGCGCATACAAAGCCATCAAGAAGGGCATTGAGATGGGGCGTGAGTTGGAGGATATGGGCGGTCAACTGGGGACTTGGTTCGGTGCTGTTTCTGATGTCAAAAATGCGGAGGAGGAAGCCAAAGACCCGCCCTTATTTAAAAAGCTAGTCGCTAAAGGCAGTGTTGAACAACAAGCACTCCAGGCACTGTTTGCACGTAAGAAGATCGAGCAGCAAGAGAAGGAATTACGCGAGTTAATCGTCTGGAGATGGGGTACTGAAGAATACACGGCGATGATGCGTGATCGAGTTAAGATCAAAGACACCCGCGCAAGAGCACTCCAGGCTCAACGTAGAAAGATGCGAAACTTTATTATAAACACGCTGACCATTATAGCGATCGCGGCACTGACTGGGCTTCTTGGTGTGTTTCTTGTTGGCATTATTCAAAACGTGGGGTAGCAAATGAACGAAGGTGACATCAAAGGCAAGTTGACGTTCGCGGTCACCCTTATGGTTTCCGCCACGCTGTGCGTCTCTGTCTTAGTAATGGTCGTTGCACTAGTCACTGGTCTATGGTTTGACAACATCGACAACGCCGAAATATTCAAACTGATTAGTCCTGCTTTTCAGACAATTATCGGGGGCTTTATTGGCCTGCTTGCTGGGATAAAACTTGGTAACGCAGATGAGGAACCCCCATGCCGAGGTAACAAAAAATGATGACTCTTATTTCTACACTGCTCGGCTTTGCCTCTGGCGGTCTGCCTAAAGTGCTGGATTTCGTTCAGGACCGTGGCGACAAGAAGCACGAATTAGCTCTGATGGCGGCTAACCGTGAACGTGAGATCGCACTAGCTCGTGAGGGCTTTGTAGCCCAAGCTAGAGTCGAAGAGATAAAGACAGAACAGATTGCCATGCAGACCCAGACGCAAGAGCGTCTTGCTATGTACAAGCACGATATGAAAATCGGAGAAGGGGCATCAACCTGGGTAATTAACCTGAGAGCTTCTGTCCGGCCTATCGTGACTTATCTGTTTGTAGGTCTTCTAATTGTCGTGGATGTAGCAGGTATCTGGTACGCCTACTCAACTGGTGTTCCTTTTGCTGCGGCAATGGACATGGTTTTCAGTGATGATGAGATGTCGATACTGGCCGCAATAATCGCCTTCTGGTTTGGCTCCCAGGCGTTCAGCAAAAAGTGAAGATATCTGAGGCGGGCATCCAGCTAATCAAGTCTTTTGAGGGCTGTCACAGCAGCCCTTATAGATGCCCTGCTGGGCTTTGGACGATAGGGTATGGTCATGTACTGTACCCAGACCAAGCGCGTCTCAAAACGCCTGAAAGAGCCTCTTATGCACTTAAATCAGAACATAATCGGGTGTGGGATGCTGACGAGATTGATTCGCTACTTGAAGAAGACCTATTACGCTTTTCGTCTGGCGTATTGCGACTATGTCCTGCTGCTGCTGATAATCAGTGCCACTTGGATGCAATGGTCAGCTTTAGTTTTAATGTGGGGCTAGGCAATCTCCAAGCGTCAACCTTACGAATGAAGTACAATCGTGGAGATTTTTCAGGTGCAGCAGATGAGTTCCTGAAATGGCGCAAATCGAACGGCGTAGTCCTTAGAGGGCTAGAACGCAGGCGCGAAGCAGAACGAGCACTTTTCTTATCGTAGGGTAAAAAATATGGCTATTCCTCAAGATCAGTTAGCTCAAGCATTTGCCCAATGGTCAGCGGCCAATCCTAATGCTACGGACGCTGATATATCTCAGGCAATGCAGCAGGCAGGGGTCAATCCATTAGAGCTTGCTTTGGCCCTTGGAATAGACCCTAGCGCAGCCGTTAATAGATACAACCAGGCTATTCAACAGAACCCTTTATCCAATCCTCTTACGTCCAATCAAAGCTCTACTGGCAATCCCTTGTTATCTGCTGGGGCCAATACTATTGCAACAAGCCTGTTCAACCCAGAAGCCCTAACCTCTACGATTGGAGATAGGGCTATTCCTGGTACGCTTGGTGGGATTATGAACTTTGCCGCAGCAGACGATGCTTCTGGGCGAAAGAACGCAGCACTCAACACTCTCATCAGTGTCATCGGCGGCCCAGCAGGTACATTGTTTAAAGCCTTTCTTGACCAGTTTGGTTTCTTCAAAGGCGGTGGGCCTAAGGCTGTAACCCTCACCCCGGAACAGCAGATAGAGCAGGCGTACAAGCTGTTTCAGAACCAGCCCAGCCCTTCAGCAGAAGGCACAGAGGGTGAGGACGCAAGGTTAACAGGTCTTATAATGGACGCTGAGAAACTGGGCCTTGATACCACAGAAATGCGGAATCAACTTAAGACTCAGTTTGGAATAGACACTGTGCCGGGAGACTTGCCAGAAGGATATGTCAGGGACTCTCAGGGTTTCCTAAGAGACGTAGCTACAGAAGGATACTGGCTTCTGGATAACGGCACCCCTAAAAAGACCACTCCTCCCTTGGTGAACGTACCAATGCCTAAAACAGGAGGCGCTGGCGGGGCTACAGTAAGCACTAGCGGAGCTACTCCATCAGGCTCTACGGGAGCCACTGTCTCTGAAGGAATAAGCTCTACAGGGGCCGGAGAGTGGGTTTATGACTCTAAGGCTGGGGTCTTTAGACAGACAGGCGGTATCGAGACAATCATACCAAAAGAGGGAACCTACACTGACGGTCAAGTAGTTAGCTCTAAAGAGATGAAGGACATATTTAAAGTCTACGGCCCAAACGAGACAACGACTGACCTAACTACTCCAACTGACTGGGCAAGCATATTTAATACACGTGGAGTTGGCGATGTTATTGCAGAAATGATAAGACTTAAAAAGTCATCAGAAGATGTAGCCAAAGAATCTGGCTTTTCTACTGCTCAGGTCAACCAAGCCATTGATGATTACAACTCTCAAGTTGCTGCTGGTACTGTTAGTCCTACCACCCCTGTTACCACAGGCCCAAAAGGTCCAATAACTCCTTCAGTAACCCCTCCTACTATTCCTCCTACTACTACAGGCCCATCAGGTCCAGGTCCATCAGGTCCAATGGGTCCAGCGGGTCCAGTAGGTCCGGGAGGTCCGGGAGGTCAGGGAGGTCAGGGAGGAAAGGACGGAAGAGATGGAAAGGATGGAAGAGATGGGCTAATAACAAGCCTAGTAAACTCTACTCCTATTTCATCTACGCTATTCAAGCCAGAGCTATTTAAAGCAGAGAACAAGGTCAGCGGACTATTTGATTTAGTTATGAGGACAAGAGCATGACCTATTTGCAGATTGTAAATGCAGTCCTTAAAAGACTGCGCGAGAACCAAGTAGATACGGTAGAGTTTGACGAATACTCCTCTTTGATAGGAGCCTTTGTTAATGACGCTAAGGCGCAGATTGAGAACTCGCACTCATGGTCAGCACTTCGATCTACCAAGCTACTTAATACAGTATCAGGCACAAGCGAATACTCTATAACGGGTAGCGGGAACCAACCTGTTTTTAATGCCATTGTTAACGATACGTCTAACTCAAACATTACATTCAGGGATATGAACTTCTTTAATCAGGTCTACTACAGAGGCCAAGTGTTAAGCGGTTCTCCATCTAACTTCACGAACATTGGCATTGACGGCAATGGTGATATAAAGATCAAGCTATACCCACAACCGGACGCTGTATACGCATTAAGGATTGACGGAGTATACCCACAGGCAGACCTTAGCGCAGACGCTGATGTCTTGCTGATACCGTATAATCCAGTGGTGCAGCTTGTCTACGCTATGGCATTAAGAGAGCGAGGAGAGAGTGGAGGTCAGTCAGCGCAGGAACAGATGATATACGCAGACAGGATTCTGTCTGATTATATTGCTATTGATGCTAATTACTTCCCAACTGAAACCGCATATGTAGTCGTCTAGGAATCCTATGGCACAGCAGATTCAGAATATAACGATTACGGCTCCAGGCTTTGCGGGCATTAACACCCAAGATGCGCCGTTATCCCAAGACCCCAGCTTCTGCGCTGTTGCTGATAACTGCGTAATAGATAAGCAGGGCAGGATAGCTGCTAGAAAAGGGGCTTTGTTACTTACAACCAGCGCAACACCTCTTGGGAGTTCTGCCGGGATTAAAGTTGTTCATCAGTTTCGTGATGACTCAGGAGCAACTCTTGTATTTTCTGCGGGTAATAACAAGATATTCACAGGAACTACGACTCTTACAGATGTCACTCCTGCCGCCTACACAATAACCTCAGATGACTGGAAGATGGTTACCCTTAATGAGCATATCTACCTGTTCCAAAGAGGGTATGTTCCACTTGTGTATTCTACTGCTACAAGCCCTCTTTCAGTGATTACTGCTCACCCCGGCTATACTGGTACTGCCCCTAACGCCAACGAAGTCTTAGCGGCATTCGGAAGACTATGGGCTGCTGATACCACAACAGACAAGTCTACGATCAAGTGGTCTGACTTGCTTGAGGGGGCTAAGTGGACAGGAGGAAGTTCTGGTTCTATTGACATCACTAAGGTATGGCCTAATGGCTATGACGAGATTGTAGCCCTTGCTGCACACAACGGGTTCCTGGTTATCTTTGGTAAGGAGTCAATCGTAATCTATCAGGGTGCTAGTGACCCATCTACGATGACCCTTTACGACACCATATCGAGCATTGGTTGCGTTAGTCGGGACGCAGTGGCATCTACGGGCAAGGACTTAGTGTTCTTAGATAAATCAGGGC